TTCCGTTCCTTTTTAGGTTTCGCGGCAACAACCTTCGCAACTTCCTTCTTCACCTCCTTTTTAGCCTCCTTTTTAGCAGCCTTCTCTTGCTTCGCCTTGCTCGCGGCTTGAGTAACCATAACGTACTAGCTTAGTGGGATTTTATGGGGCCGTTCACTTGTCGGTCGACACCCCACAAATGCATCACTTCGCGTTCCGTCGTCGAGCATGACATCGCAAGTTGCCACTCGGGATCATCCTTTAACAGCAGCCCGTACTTCTTTACCAACCTCTCAATATGGAGCCGAATCTGATGCCTCCATTGCTCGTTCCAGAACAGCTCACGATAAGCCGCCCAAGACCGAACCAGAGACATAGCTGGCGAGTCTACCTTAGTCGCTTTCAACCATCCATTCATGGTCTTATTCGCGACAGGCATTGGGACCCACACTCCAGCGCGCACCACGCTGTAATTTGAGAGGTAGGGAACGTACTGTGCGTGGCGGGGGAATGAGCAATCTGTTGTCCAGGTCACCCCGAAGTCTATGCGAATCACCTCTGACACGCTGGTGAAGTTGAATTTCTCAACATACTTACCTGAAACCGAGAACCAGACATCGTCGCCCGTGATGTCAAAATCAACGTGCTTACGAAATTCCTCTCGATCGGTTCCAACCAGCTTGATCCACGCGTAGTAAAACTCCTCTCGGGTCTTCCACGTGTTGAGCTCAATCGTCTTAGGGTCGCCAGACTTATTACCCCCGGGTACGTACCACACAAAACCGTCTGGGTCAACCACGAAGGAAAAGCAACGACTTTTTAAGATCGTATTAAACCTTCGCCTGTTGGCCGGGGTCTGATCCTCCGCGGGGAGGTACATCCATTCAAGGTTAGAATAAAAAGTGATGTCATCCAAAGAGAGACTGCCGTCTCGTCCATCAACATCGGCACCGAAGCTGTACGGATGACGCATCATCTTACGAGCTAGCGTATCCCAACCGCCATCGAACTTGTTAAATCCAATGCCGTGGTTTAGCTGCCTGTGAGAGTCAATCCAAGCCTCATAGCCTCTGCCAAAGAGCCGGCGAGACATGTAAACCATTTCCTTAGAGCTAGCAACAAAAGTTCGGACTTTGCGATCAGCCAATTTCTCAGCCGACCGCATCTCCTCTTTCTCGCTGTTCACCCATAGGTAGGAGTAGTGATCGTCTAGGCCAGTGAAGTCCCAGACCCTCTCCATATGGTCCACCATCGTCATAATCATCTCTGAGGTATTTTTAAACAAGCGGTTCCAGGGAGCACCAGGGCTTTTGCGACCATCTAAGGCCGCCAGCGCTTCTTCGTGAGTCGAGACGCCTTT